CCGGCGGAATCGTCGGCATTGTCTCGCGGTGCCCCATTTCCGCCGGCCGGTTCCGCCACACCTAGCTCCCGGCGTAGCTGCGCCACGGCGGCATTGTAGACCTTGGTTTGCCGCTCCTCGAAACTCGAAGCGGCGTCGAGGAGCGCGGCGTTATTCGCCTTGACGCGGGCATCGAGGGCCGCGCTCGCTTCCGCGAGTTTACGCGTTAGCTCCTCGGGTGTGTGGGCGGTAAAAGCGATCGACCCTTGCTCGCCCTCACGCGTGACGCGGGTTAACTGGCCCGAAAAGGGCGGTTGTCTGCTTGGCCCGTGTGGCATCGTTAGGCGCGTTGAATGGCGGCGGCACGTTCAAGAATCTGTCCCGTATCGAGGTCGACGGTTTGCCCGCCCGGTATGCCTTCCGTCATGCGGGCCGCTTCTACCTGCTTGGCATGGTGCACAAGCTCGAGAATCTGCCGAGCCGTGCACGACCACACCTCGACATCCCCGACGAATTGCGTCCGGTTGATTTGCACCGGTTTCATTTTCCCGTCGGGCTGTTTCAAGAGCGGCACATTGAGCCGCACTCGGTCGCAATTCGGGTGTAACTCGCCATGCGTTGCTCGGCGGAGCCGGCTCGAATACTGCCGGGCAAGCGCTTTCCCCTGGTCGTCGTCGGCCGCGCATACGTCGCGCCACGCGTCGTTCAGTGCTGCCACCATGGCCGGCGTAAGCTTTTCGCGCGGGTGGTCGAGCGCGTACTGTACTAGCTCCTCGGGGCCTAGCTCCTCGGCTAGCTCCTCGTCGAGGCTCCCCGGCTCGGCATCGGGCTCCGGCTCGACAGCCGCCGCGAGTGGATATTTGCGCGGGCGCCCCATTAGTTAAACGCGGAGAGACACTCGAAGCGCCGGTAGAAATCCGTATTGAGAATGCACGTCTTGGTGTAGAATTTGAATCCGGCTTTCCGGCGTTGCTGTAGCGGGTCGGAATCGGACGCGGTAGCCGGCGTCAAGGTGGCCGTTACGCGGGCGCCAATGGCCGGCACGGCAAACGCCGACTTGCCGAAAATGTATCCCACGTGCACGTTCCCTGCCGCGGGTGGGTCGGCGGTCGCCGGGTTGCCGCTCGGGTTTGCCTGAATCGACACGCCGCCGCTGGTCATTGCAACGTTAAAGGTCGCCGCGGCGCCGGTCGTAAAAGAGACGATGCCGGCATAGAGCGGCACGGCACCACCGGGCTGCGACACGAACAGGTTATAGCGGCCCGAGGGGGCGGTCGCGCCAATCGTGAATTGCACGTCAAACGCCGCGGCGTTGGTGACGTTGACGGTGGCCGTTTGCTGCGTCGAAAGGCCGCTCACAGGGTCGGCAAGCGCGGCGACCGCTTTGACCGTTGAGCCCGCGGTAAACCCAACGTCGCCGGCTGGGAGCGAGGTAATGGCCGCCGCCGTGACGCCCGCACCGGTCGCCGGTAAGAGCGACTGGATCGGAAGCAGGTTGGAACGCTTCCACCGGACGCCACGCCACCGCCCCACCTCAGCGTTAAAGAGCGCGGTGGTTTCGGAATATTGATGCGACAAGACGAATGTCTGATCTTTCGCAAGGTCTTGCTCGGTGTACGGGTCGATCACGCCGGCATACATGGAGCCGGTAAAGGTCGGAGCGCCGAGTTGCCGGAGCGTGGCGACAATCATCGACACGAAATCCGTACCCGGAACGTCGCCAGCCACGAGTGCCGTCCGCGAGGCACGGTTGTTCGGAAGCATAACCACGCCACCCGCTTGCAAGACGCGCTGGATTTCTCGGTCTTGCAACTCCGCCGACGCGTTGCCGAGTCGATCCTTTGCCGCCTGCAACGCCGGGTGCTTGGTGGTCATAAGTGCCACGTCTGACAGCGTGGTCACCATGCCCCACTGCTCGAGCACCGCGGTTACCTTGTTGACCACTAGCGACGTCGAGTCGGGCGTGACACCCTCGACAATCGGCGAGCCCGGGAGTGGGAGCCGCTCGTAGCGCTGCGCGGAGTACGTCTTACCCTCGCCCTCCGGCATGTTCGGAGTGTCGCCGATATCCTGAAACACCGTCAGTTTCTCGGCGACCATGAGCAATTCGTCTTGCAGCCACAGCGGTGCAAGATCGTTGATAAGAGTTGTCGAGGTGCTTAGGCCCGGGTCGGTGTAGCTATACGTTGTGCCCGCCATGTACGGCGCCCTCCCTTCACTCCGTTAGATCGTCAGCCCTTCCATAACCTTCCGCTTTTCCTCAAGCGGCAAGCGGGCAAACTCTTCCTTGGATTGCGGCGCCCGCGGTTGCTTCGTCGGCTCCGGGCCGGCTTTCTGCACCGTCGCTCCGCCCTCGGTAATGGCGGCGGTGGCCGATGCCGCCCGGCGTTGCTGCTCCGCCGTGCGCTCTTTCTCGCGTTCGGCTAATAGCTCATCCATATATTTTGGGTCTTGCATGCGCGCCGATTGCACGGCGGCCACGGCCTGTTTACGCGTAATCACCTGGCCCCGCATGCGGTACTCATTCCGCACGCGGTCAACTTCCTGGGAAAAGGTTTCGTACTTGGGTACGTCTTGCCGGGCTTGTAAGAGGTCGACCACATCGGCCATCCCCTCAATGCCGTTCAAGAGCGGCCCGGCTAGCTCTTGCAGGAATACGGCAAAAATCGGCGCGTGCGCCTGCACATGCTCCGGCGTCCACCCGCTGCCGAGTTGCTGCGCCACGCGCTGCGCCTGGCTCGGGGTGAACCGGAAAAGCGGTACCGCTTGCTCAGGGGCTTGCTGGCTCCCTTGCCGGAGTTGCTCGAAGGCTTGCAGCGTCGCCCGTGTGGCGGCTAACTCCTCGCGGGTGCGTGCGTGGTCAGAGCGGAGCCGCTCAAGCTCGGACGGTTCGGAGCTAGCCGGGGGGCCGGGGGCCGGGGCCGGCCCTTCCGGCATCGCTCCGGGTTGCGGTTCGGCGGGTGCGGGCGCGTGCGGAGATTCGTCGGCCATGGCTACGGTACCGGTTGCTCGCTCGCAGCGTCGCCAGGGAGCGGGTCAACCCACCATGGACGCGTCGGCGGCGGCTCGGTCGGTTTGAGGTTTGCGGCGTCACGCTGCGCTCGAGCCCGTAACCCGAGGAGCGCAAGCGTCGTCGTGAATGCCGGCCGGAGCAAGTGTTGCAACTCCTCGACTTGCCCACGGCATTTAAGAATCGCGTTCGGCTCGCTCAATTCCGTATCGAGTAGGAAGGCGATACGGTCGCGCACGTAGCGCTCGAGGTGCTCGTGGTAGGACGTATGCCGGAACGCCTCGGCGAGCGTTGCCACTTCCTCGGTATCAATCGGAATTTCGATAGGCTCCGGCATCGGCTTTTAGAATGGAATTGCGCCGCCCCGCATACCACGGGCGACGGCTCGACGTACCGGCGATGCTCCGACCATGCGAGTCATTGCCGGCCCTAACGGCGTCGGCGCCGGCCCCGCGGCCGTCGGGCCACGCGCCGGCACAACGAGAGGCACGGGCGGCCCCATTCCGCCGAGTGCCCGCGGGCGAGGGGGGGGCGGCGGCAATGGGGGTGCCAAACGGGCGCCTTTCGGCTTGCGGTTCTTGCCGGGTGGCGGGGGAAGCGGAGCGCCTTTCCCTACGGCTTTCGCTCGGCCCCGTTTCGGCGCTCCCGTCGGCACTAGCGGCTTACGTGCCATTACGGGGCAAGGCGTCTTAGCGCATGCTTTCGGTTAGTCAAGCCCACCGGCTTGCAACCATGCGCCCCGGGGGCGCTAGGCCGGTTATCCGTGCGGGAATGAGCCCGACGAGCGAGAGGAGCCACAAAATGAGGGCGATAACCAAGACCACCCTAATCACCTGCTTGATCGCAGGGTCGATCGGCAAGAGCGTCTCGATTAAGTAAAGCACGAGCCCGATAACGATCAGGATGACAACTAGCTGAATAAGCGGCACGATATCCCCCTTCTGAGCGCTTGACCGGCGTGCCGGCACCGCCGGGGCCGCACCCGTGCTTACCGACGCCACACGAGCCACGCCCCCCGGGGCCGCACCCGTGGCTTGTCGGGCCGCATCCGGCGGCGGCTTGTCCCCATGCATTGCCCGACACGGCAAGCAAATAGGCGAGGAGCAAAGCGCTACGGGCCGGAGCATGCATACACCACCGTTACCGAGCATCCCGTACATGCCGTCACATTCGCCCGGTACGTGCACGTTGGCTGCAAAACGGAAACAACCTGACTCGGCGGAACGCTCATACTCGAGTTGGTCACTTGCGCCCAATTGGTGCCATCACACGACATTTCCATAACGACCGTTGCCGTCCCGGTGCCCGACGCTTGCATCACAAGCGCCGGAGCCGCCCGAGCGACTACAACGTCGGTTGTTGGCCCTGTCGTCGTTGCCGGTGCCGGGGCAAGGGTACCGCTCGGGCACCCTTTCGTTGCCGCGGTGGCGCTCGAGGCAACGAGTAGGAGAAGCGGCACAAGGAATTTCGCCTTTCCGCTCCGAATCTTTGCGAGCGTTTGGGCAAGCGCCGCTTGTCGCTTCGTTCGGGTTGACGCCTGCGAGCCCTCTTTCAGTACCGAGCGCGCATAGCCGGCGGTCGACTTCCCCGCCGCCTTTGCTTTGGCTTTGAACGCCCCCGGCCGTTTGATCGCGCCTTGAATCCACTTCTCTGCCATGCGTCACCTCGGGAGCCGCGGTAAGCGGCGGAAGAGGTCAGCGATGTTGCGGGTCGTACCCACGCGGCCTTGACCGAGCGGTGCCGGGGGCCGCATGCCGAGGGCGGCATTGATGCCCGCCCGCATGCCGAGCGTGCGCCCGGCTCTGCCCCGCACGTCACTATGCGGCTTGAACGGGCCGCCGGGCGCCATCTGCCGCGCCAGCGCGTTAATGCCGAGGTTGGCATACCCGCCCGGCGGAGCGCCCCCGAGCGCCGTGACACCCGGCGGAGCGCCGGGCGGTGGCATCGGAAGCGGCGGGGGCGGCCCCATGCCCGGCGGGAGCCCCGGCGGTGGCCCGCCCATCGGCGGCGGAAGACCACCCGGCCCCGGGGCACCGGGTAGGGGAGGCATCCCACCCGGCCCGGGGGCTCCCGGCCCCCCCATGGCCGGCGGCGGCCCCTGCAAGGTCGCCATGGCTTGTTGGAGCTTTTGCACCTCGTCGGCGGTGGCGAACGCGATGTGATCTTGAATGTGTTTTTGCAAGTATGCGTGCGCGTCGTCGGTCAGCGCCGCATTGTCGGCCGCCGTTTGGTGCCCTTGCACGTGCTCGATATGGTTATCGGCCGGGCTCACTTGCAATTCCTCGGCGCGGTTGACGCGTGCAAGCGCATTCTCCCACCGCCAGTCTTGCGGCTCGTGTCTGCCCGTCGACTTGAATACCCGATCGGCATTCGGAAGCCCGAGCCCGAGCGACCAATATTGCTCGACGATATACCGCCAATCGACCGTCAACCCCTCGGCGGCGATTTGGTCGGGGGGGATTTGCGCGAGGAGCGCAATGCCTTGCACCATTTGCTGTGCACGGACTTGCTGGTTTTGCGCCGAGGTGGTGCCGAGCCACTCCCATTCATATTGGCCGACCAAATCGGCCACCGTGACCGGGTGCTCCATAAGCTCGACGGCGTTTTGCCCGGCGACTTTTAGGATGATGTCGCGATCTAAGCATTGCTGCGAGAGAATGTCGCTTCGCTCGAGGAGCGGCACCATCACGTCATCCTCGAGGTTCTCGATGATCGCGCGGATGTCGACGGCCGAGTCGGCGAGTTGCGCCGCAAGGTCACTCGGGCCACCGCCACCGCCGCCGGAGGGTGCGGCACCGGGCACAATCGGCCGGGCGGGCGTCGGCGCGACGATATTGTCGCCCACGCCGATATACCCTTGCACCGCAGCAAAGCCGGCTTGTGCGGCCCCTTGTGGCGGCGTCGTGAATTGCACCCCGGCGGGATTCGCTAACCACTTCGCCCCCGGCACCATGCGAAGCGACGTCGGGTCTTGCACCGCGCCGATATCAATCACGGCAATCGGATTCGTCGACCACACGAAGGCGTCGCCGGATTGGTTCCCAAGATCGTTGACGAAATACTGGATGTAGTCGAAGACTTCCGGCAGTCCTCGACCATAAAACTCCTCGGCCACCTCGACGAATTTCCCGACGAGCCATTGCGTGCCGCCGTGAAAGAACGGCCGCTTTTGCACCCGGAGTGGGATGGTATCGGCACCGAGGGTGACTAAGTAGCGCTCCGCCCCGTCGCCCTCGAGGTCGGCCATCCACGAGCATTCGGTCAGGTCGAGGGGCCGGAGGGCCGTCGGGAGGTTTTGGTCAAGTGGCGCCGTAAAGCCCTTATCGGCGAGCCGGATGGCGAGCGCGTCGTACTTCCGGCCACTCGACGACGAGCCGCGCGACGCGATCGCCTTATCGTAGAGGTCGAGCAACTCGTCGACGTTCTCGTAGACATGGGTTGACTTTTTCGGGTTGGCCGGGTCGAGCGGCTTATCGGCAAGCGCTTGCACGTGTGCCCGCGCAACGCACCGATCCTCATAGGCAAGCGTCGCATCGTCGATTCCACCGGCGGTAACCGGCCACACATAAAACGCAAAAAGGTCGACGGGCTCGAACGTCGGCCCGAGGAAATCGGCGACCTTTTCGATTTGCTCGATGGTCTTCCCCGTCGGCGCCCCCTCGTCGTCGAGCACGTCTTGTAAGACCGGTTGCATGTGGTCGATAGAACGCCACACGTTTCTCACGGGTGAGGTGCCGTACATGACGAGTTGCCGGAGGAACGGAAGCGAGTGCCGGCGGAGCCGCATAAAGCGGCGCATCCAATATTTTTGGAGCGCCACCTTCGCCGGGACGCGTTTCTCGAAATCCTCGCGGAGCGCCCGGCACGCGAACCATTCGTTATCGGGGAAGAGGTCGCGCTTTAACCGGGTGACCCATTGCTCGATCCACCGCCGGCCAATCGGAAAGTAGGTGTTTGTTCGACCCCGGTAGCCTTGCGCGTCGTGCCGCAAGCTCCAAATGCGGTAGTACCGGAGCCACCGATCCCGTAACACCATGCGCTCGTCGCGCACGCGCGTAATGAGCGGGCACAACTCGTCCCGTATCCGGGCTTTGATCTCCGGGTCGGTAGCGAGGTTTTCCGCCGGCTCGCCGCGCTCCGGGCTGATGTTACTGCCCGCACCGCCCGGCGTATTGTCGTCGTCGTCGCGCCTCGGTGCCGCCCGCGCCGCGCCCCGTGCCATTACGGGGCGACGCGTCTAACACGAGAAAGGCGGCGTGCCTATCCCACCGGGAGCAATGGGGGTGCCGCGCCGGGCGGGTTGGAGGGTGCCCGGCGCGGCGCGCTTCAGGGTAGAGAACAACGCCCCTTTACCACACCAGCCGCCGCGACACGAGCCGCCGCCGCTTGGGCGGCCGGCCACGCGCGCGGAGCATCTTTTGGGTGCGAGCGCGGAGATATGCCCACGCCTTAAAGCACGCCCGCGAGCACGTCGGGCTCGTCGAGGTCGCTTGCGACGGTACCCGCCAAAAGACGGCGCGACACTCGGGATTGGAGCACACGAGGCGCACATGCAGACCGGTGGGATTACCGAGCATGACGCGGGCCATAGCGGCCCCGGGCCGTCACGCAACCGCGCCGCCGCCGCCGGTTCTCATACTCACACGCTCGACAGTAACGCCACCCGTTCGGGCGTCGGAAGGTATTCGCTTCAGAGAACGGATGACCCCTCACGCATGCTCGCGTACGGGCGCACTGAGCAGCGCGGTGCATACCTCGCAAGAGATTCTCACGTTGAGGCACAAGCTCAAGGTGCCGTGGATTACAGCATGCTCGTTGCCGACAGAGGTGGTCGAGTGTCGGCCCTCCTCGCGCCGGCAACGGCACCCGACGATCGAGGATATACGCGAGGCGGTGCGTGTATTCGTTGACACGACGGCCCTCCGGTGCCCCGACATAGAGCTTGCCGTATCCTTGAGTGAGCGGACCACGCCAACACCAACACGCATCGGGGCCGCCACTCGTATCAACACGCACCCAAAATCGCTCAAGGAACGTCACGAATTACCAGGCACAATCTTGCTTAGCAATCTGTTGCAACTTCTGCATCCACTCGGCGGTGGCGCCTTGCAGGTTGTCGTTCAAGTATCGGGTCGCATCCACGATATCCTTGTACGGGTGCGTCGGTTGCGGCTTGCCGGTTTTGGGGTGGCGGGCAAAGCCGCCGGCTAACGCGCTATGCAGGATGGGGCACCGGGGAGACACGAGAAAGGCGGGCGAGGGCTCGGGCTCGCCGGGCACGAGCACGCGCCGGAGCATGCGTTGCCGGAGTTGCTCGTAACTCAACTCTCCGCGGCCCCCGAATGTCTGCAGCACAATGCCGTGTTTCAACAACTCGCGGCGGATAGAGCCTAGCTCCATTTCATGCAACGCTTCCGGGTCGCCGGCATCGAAGACCGGCCCGGCGCTCCCGAGGAGGTCGACCGTCATTGCTTTGGTGGCTTCGATTTGGGCACTGAGACTCGAGTGCTCGAGCACAAGCTCGGCCAACATGAGAAGGCGGCCCCACGCGTCGACTTGCGCAAACACCGTCGCCGGGCACACTTGCCCAAAATCCCACCCGCGGAGTAGCCGGCCCGACGGGTTGACCGGCACCTCGCGGCGCATAAGCGCAGGCACGTACTCCGGGAGTACCGGGTCGCCGCCGCCCAAATCCCACGCAATCTCGAATTCCCGTTGCCAGCCGCGCGGCGGCATGCCGCGCATCGCTTCGCGCTTCCACGCCGGGTCACGTTTGGCCGGGTCGGCGCTGTAGTGCACCTCGACGACGTGCACGCCGTTTCGCGGGCACGTCCATTCGGTCACCCCCGGGAGCGGCTGCGCCGCCTTGGTGCGCGGGTCGGGACGCTCGGCGAGGCTACTTGAGGAGAGAAATGGCATGCTAGTATCTCACGCCATTATTTCGTCAATTTGACAATTCACGCGCGTTGTGGTATAGTATCACACATGGAGGTAGAGAACATGCCAAAAACAAATGGCAGGAAACGACCACAACAAACCCTCGGCATGGTGCGCGAGGGGCAAGTAGTGCTCCGGCACGACTTCGTTACGGTCAAACCCAAGTGCGATACAAATTCAGGCTTTTGGTTTTGCGTAACGCACCGGCAAGAATTCGGGAACCAACTGCAAAAGGACATCCACATCCACGACGGTAAGCATGTACTCGCGTGGGTGTGCCACGCCCACGGCGTCGAGGTGCCCTAACCGCGCCGGCTCCTCGGGTCGCTCGCCCCACGCGGGCGGCCCGAGCGCCGCGGCACCTAGTCGCCCGCGGCGCCCCCCGCGTCGGGCAGTGGCGGCCCCGTCGGCTCGGGGGCTTTCTCCTCCTCCTCCTCGTCGTCAGGCGGCAGGTGCTCCTCTTCATCCTCGGGCCGGCGAATGGTTCCCATGGATACCCCCTTTTACGCCGCTTGCGTGGCGGCGTGTGTCAATGCGTTGGCGAACTTCTGTGCGTACCCCTGAATCGCCGAGGCTTGGTCTAAGCCGTTCACAACCTTTCGCGCGTTATAAAAATCGGTCGTATCGTTGTCGGGGTCGACCACCGTGATGTATTTCGGCAACCCGACGCCGGTAAATGAGCCCTTGGTCATGCCGTAAAAAATGATATCGGTCGCGATGTCAGCGTCCAGCGCGCGATCGGCGACCTGCACGATATTGCGCCCACCCCAGCGCGGCCCGAGCGCCTGTTGCATGGTCAGGTAATTATCGTACCACGTGAGTTGCACGTATCCGCGGCCATAATACACTTGCCCATACGGCCCCGCCGGGTTGCCGTACGGTTTCCCTTTGCCTTTGCCATATTCGGCAATCGGGGCCATGGTTTGTGCAGTCTCGTGAAACGTCGTCGCAAGAATGTACGCGAGGTGTCGATCGTCGGTGCCTTCCTCCTCGCCGCGGCTTAAGAGAATGGTCATACCATCCACCTGCTCTTGCGTGAGCGAGCCACCAAAGAGCGAGCCACGCACGCTATCGTAAAAATACTTTCGTTGAATCATGGGTCACCCTTTAGCGGCCATTATCGTTGCGGCTCTTGAGCCACGCATTCACCCACACGACGACGCCGGCCACAACAAGAATAAAAAAGCCGGCGAGGAGCCATTGCCCGAGCGTCATGGCGTCCCTACCTCGAGACAGTAGACGGTGGTGGTCACCGTGAGCGAACTGCCCGGCGCAAAGCGGCCCGTCGCCGCCACGCGCGCAAGCCAACCCGTCGCGGTCGGCCCGTCCTCTTGCACATGCATCCGGGCCGTGTCGCCTGGATTGCTCGCTCCCGCCCGCACCCCACCACCGATTACCTGCTCAGTCCCGACGCAGTCGGACTCGACGGTAAACGGGTCATTCGCGTTCGGGCGCAGCACGGAGTCGGTCACCGCCCGTGCCGTCACATTCGTCCCACCCGCCGGGCCAGCGGGACCGGTCGGACCCGGCGGCCCGGGGGAACCACCAACACCCTGCAGCCCCATCGGCCCGGCAGGGCCAGGGGCACCCGCGGGACCGGGAGGACCGGGAGGCCCGACGGCACCCGGAGCACCCGGAGCACCCGGGGGGCCGGGGGGACCGGCAGTCCCTTTGCACACGATGTGGCACGCTTGGCGCCGCGAGGTGACAATGGCGCGCGGCGCAGTGGCACTCGCCAACACAGCCGCCATCAAAAGGACCATCCCACTCCCACCGTCGGAATCACCCCGGCAGGCCGCACACCGACGGAGCGGTTGAGTGGCACGATTCCATTCGCAAAAACCATTACGCGATCGACCACGCGGGCGCGCAACCCAAAGGAAAAATTGAATTGATCGAGCCGGCCCGACCAGCCAACGCCTAAAAGCGGGTCGGCAGCGATGCCTTGCGGGGTCAACACCAACACGTCGGTATCATGTGGCGCGAAGGCGGTGGTCAATTGCGACTGCCCGAGAAATTCCACAATGCCCGCAAGGCGTTTCGGAAAGATCACCAGAGACGCGGAGGCTCCGTAGAGAGCTTGTGACTGCCGGGCGTTGCTCACGTTCATGTGCAGCGCCGCATGCGCATCCAACTCCCCGCGCTTTTTTAAGATTGGCAGCGCAACGTCGATTCCGGGGGTAACCCAATAGGAGCCCGTACCGTGCAGCTCGAACGGGTCGCCGGTCGGAAACTGCGCCTCGAGCGTCGCCGCGGCGCGCACCGGAAGCGGGACCGGAAGGCGGTACTTACCTCGCACCACGAGGTCTCCAACGCCCGTCGATGCGACAGCCGAAACCGTGCCACCGACGGTTGGCGCATGCTTCACCCGCCGGAACGCTCCGCCGTCCGGTCCCGTCGCCCGCACGACTTGTGCCCGCACGGCCGTATCGAGCCGCGTCGACACCACGGGCAACACGACAGAAGCATCGAAGGAATCGGTCACGCCGTGGCTGACCGCGAGCGCCGTCGCCCACACGTGGAGGTCGAGGTCATAGGCGAGCCGGAGCCCGATGCCTGCCGGCGCAGCCGGATTCCCCGTCGCCGTGCGTTTGGCGAGGAGTGGCGGCGCAAAATTCCCAAGCTCGTTGAAGGGCTGGCCAAAGAGCGATCCCTGCGCCAACGACCGCTGACTCACGATGTTGGCATTCGTCACCCCAGCACCAAGCGTCGCCGCATGATCCAAAAAAATCGGCCCGAGCCCTTCCATCGTCGCATCGATGGGTGCCGTGCCCGCCAAGGCGGCAGCCGACGGGCTCGTAAGCGACGGAGCCGTCACGAGCGTCGAGACATGGTCCGCAAAACGAGAAAAGACCGGCGCCGGCCGTAACCCGACGCGTTCCTGTGCGTCGCCAAGCACCCCCTCGAGCGTGCGGCCCTCGACTGCCCCCGTCACGAGGAGCACCCCCACCACGCAGCACTCACGCACACCCCACACGGAACGCCACCATGGCGGGGCAAGGCGTCTAGCACATGGCGCCGGCTTAGGAAGCCCGGGGCGGCGGGCTAGGGAACGCGCCCGAATCTGCTACACCGCTCGAGCATGGCACACACCCACACATCCGAGTCCGCCCACTCGGCCCCGGCCCCACACGCCGCGCCGTCGATCGATACCGCCGCCCTCGATGTGTACCACGCGCTCCTGCATATCGGCCCCGCGCGGCTCGGCCACGGCTACGGCTGCCCGTCGGAAACAAACGGCCCGTGCACCTGCGGGACCGCCGAGCTTTCGACGGCCATGGTCGCCCTCAAAGCCGCGCTCGACGCGGCCGTTCCCGCCCCATAGCCCCGCAGAGGCGCGTTTTCCCCGACTTTTTGGCGTAGAGACCCAAAAAACGTAGGAAAAACGGCCCCCGGAGCGCTCGAGGGCGCGTTTATAGCGAGTTTACCGGGTCTTAGTGCACTCAGGGGCCACAATTTGGCTCTAATAGCGGGTTTTGAGGGCTCGGAGCCGCGGAAAAGCGCATAAAACCGCCGCGCAACGCCCAACCAGACGAAAATTCCGCACTTTTTGCCCCCATGAAGCGCCGGCCGCCCCCTCCCCCGCTTACCGCGCACTGCCCGCAGTGTGGCCGCACACTCTCGCCGCGCTCCGGCGACCTTGGAAGCCTCAAACGCTCCCTCGTCGACCACCTTCGCGCCGTCCATGGCCCGCTGCGTCGCGCCGAGCTACGCGCCCTCTACGCGCTCCCCACATCCACATTCCGCCACCTTACGGGTGCCACATCGAGTTGACATTGACGCCCCGCACCCGCGAGGAGTAGCAGGCTCCGCGGCGAGGTTGGGAACCACCCTCGAACGAAACCGGCGAGGGAACCTTCCCCCTGGGGGCTCATGAGGCGGAGTGGATGCGCTCACGTGCCCGTCTGGGAATGGGCGCCCCGGCACCAATTGCGGGACCGCGGATGCGCCTACGGCGTGCCCCACCCGCGACCGGCTTGACCCCGCGCGGACTCAGGCGACCCCGCACGCCATCCCCCTCGTCGTTACCGCTCGGGCGGCATACACCCCGCGCGGGTAAGAGGGGGGGCAGGGGGGGAGATTCCGACCAAGCCCCAGCCTAGCCTAGTCCGACCCCTAGGCTCCCTTCGAGAATTAACGTTCCGATCTACCGCTCCCCCCACACCTCGTCCCGACCGTCTCAGCGGGCAGCAACGAACCGCATTGCCGTTCGGTTCCTGCCCGCTCTGAACACCAGGCGATTACGATACGCCGCAGTTCATCTCGCTATTTCTCTCCCAATCTAGCAGAACCGCCAGCAAGACCACCGCCGGTCGCAGGATGGCCGCTCGCTATCGCTCGCTCGCCCGCCCGACATGCGGTTGGCCATGGCACTGTCAGGCGCACGTGCCAGGCGAAACCACGCACAGGCGCTGGCACCTGCGGTTGGCACAAGGCACCTGCGCGGCGAAACCACGCACCCCATGGGGCACAAGCCCCGGCGGGTGCAATGTGGCACGAGGCTTGCTTGCTGCACCTGCTATCGCAGGTGCGCAATAGCCAGCGGGGAGGCTAGCCTGCTAGCTAGCTTGGCCGGGCCGCTCCAAGCGCGGAGCGGTTGGAGGAGCGAGCGACAGCGAGCGGCTCTCATGTCCCGACCGAGCCCCGCCGCGACGGGCCAACGCACCGCGTGACACGTGCCGCCATGGGACCGGCTACCATCCTAGCGACGCTAGCGGTCAGCATCGAGGGGGCTAGTCGGCGGCCGTTCGGATGTGCTAGCGCGGGCACGTATGGCGAATGACCGCACGGGACCGGGTACACAAATCCATTTCGGCCCGTCGCCCGCGGTGCTCGCGGAGCGGCTTGCGCGGGCGCACGTGGCGCTCAAGGCATCGCGGGCGGAACGGAAAGCGGAACAAAAGCGGTGGCTTGAATCGCTTTCGGGATGCTCGCTCGACGAGTTGCGGATATCCACTCCGGCGCGCTTGTGGTCGGTGGCCATGCTGCACCTCGGCGGCTACGACGCGGCGTCGATTGCGCGCGCGATTGGGTACGCGAAGCCCGGTGGTGCGGCACAGGCATTAAAGCACCCGGCGGTGCTCCGCATCATCGAGTTAGTGCGGGAGGCGCAGCTCGAGCGCGTGATGCGGGGGGAGTATGGGGTGGCGGCGCAGGCGAAGGCGGCGGCACCGGCGGTGATGGAGCACGTGACGGAGTTAGCGGGGGCGGTGAAGGACAAGGCGACGGGGGAGAGACGGGGAAGAGCGCGGCGGGATTCGGACGCGTTACGCGCGGCGGAGTTAACGCTGACCGTGTCGGGCGACAAGATGGAGCGGAAGGCGGTGGCGCACTTCCACATCTTCGAGCAAATGAGCGACGCGGAGTTGGAGTCGTTAGCGGTGACGGGGGTGTTTCCCGAGCGTTTCCGCAACGTAGCCGGCTATTTACCGGGGTCGGGGGAGGAGTGAGGCATGAGGAACGAGGAGGAGCGTGCGGCGGACCTCCACGTAGCTGACGCCATGACGGCCGTCACGCGGGTCGCCCGGAATGCGGGATGGTCGTTGGCGAGTGTTGAGTACGTGGCGGAGGTCGACGGGATTCCCGGGGTGTGGGTCACCGCGTATCTTGCCGTCGGGCCGCACGTGGCGCTTTCGGCGGCACTCACGGCAACCGGGATGCGGCACCGCTGGCTGATCATCCGAGGGCGTGAGCCCGGTGCGAGAGAGGAATGACGGGCTCGGCAGGGGAGCGGCGGTTATGGGAAGCGCTGCGGGACGGGCTCCGCGATGGCGTGCGGCACGGCATGATCGCGTCGCCGACGAAGCGGCTCGCCTTACGGGAGCGCGTGGCGGGGTGTTGCCGGGTGCCGCGGCTGGATCGCGGCCCCGACCCGATGCCGAGCCCGTGCGGCGACGACATGCTGCGTGAGGTGGGGCCCGGCGGTGACCCGGAACGCTTTTATTGTTGGTGTGGGCACACGGCGGGGTGCCATGCGCGGCGCGCGGGGTGCGCGGTGCATGGTGGGGGCGAGGCATGAGCGCTCGCGCGCTTGTGCGCCGCGTGCGCGCCGTGCCGGCGGTCGGCAAGGGGGCGAGTGCCCGGGTCGGCTTGGAGCGCGCCTTGTGCCGCGTGGTGGCGAACGAGACGGGGTATTTACGCCACCGTGGCGTCACGGTGCGTTTACCGCGGGCGACGGGGAACACGGTCGAGGATTTCTGCCGCGCGCTCGAGCGGCTCGGGCTCATGGTGACGACGGTCTGTGTGGACGTGGCGCGCCCGGCCCCGAGCCCGGAGCGATGAGCGACGATGCCGTCATGAGCCGCACCGACGCGGTGGCCGAGCTCCGCCGCCGCTACCGCGTGCGCTTTTTGGTCGAGGTCGAGCACGAGGGCAAATCCTACGGCGCGCGTGGCACGACGGTTGCGACCGAGCGCTCGGAGGTGGAAATAGCTGCCCTCGAGTTGTTACGCGTCATGCTCGGCCGCGCGCTCGAGCAACTCGGCCCGGTACCGCCGGAGCGTGGCAATTGACCCCGGTGCCGGTC